GAATCCTTAAGCAGTGCCTGCCCGGTAGTTCCCCCGGCTGGCAAAACAGATTGAGCTGCAACAGTATCTAGTTCAGACTCAACCAGCTCAAACCCGGCATCAACTGCTGAGTTGACATCATTGATATCGCTTTGATCCGATGTATCATCATTTGCAACAGTCTTTCCTGTGGTAACATAGAATCGTGACATAATCTTACATCCTCTGGTCTAGTATCTCGTAATCAGCTATTACATTGTGAACGGTATGCTGCCCTTTGTACTTGCTGCTTGTCCTTACCATTACGGACATGTTGACCGCATATCCGGAAATATACAGGGTTGGGTTTAAAACGTAGGCACCTCCCCAAGTAAAGGTACCCCAAACTCCGGAACCCCAGACTCCACCAGACTCAATAACCTCCGGGCTTTGCTCCACGTTCTTGATGTGACCAGCTCCCCGGTAGTCATAATCCGGTTTCATGTAAAAAACAGTGCCGGATTCAGCAGTCAGTTCGAACGTCAGCCGGGAGAACTTCTTTGTCCTTCTTGGAGTTCGATAGTGGTAGAATGCAGTAGCAAATTTAGTAGGGATTTCAGCCCCATTGAATGAGGTGCCTGAGTCGGACTTATACACAAAACCATCAACCGCTCCAAAGTAGATTTCGATCTCTCCAGAACTGTTCTCTCCCTCGGTAATGCATACAGGGGCTTTGCTGTACAGCTGCCGGGTTGCACTATTGATCCGGTTGCCTTTAAAAGTCAGGGTAAGCACCAGACCGTCACTGAAGTACAGTCGGTATTGGTTATTCTGCCTGTGAGTTACTGTGGTGACAAGCCTGCTTTTGTTGGTTTCAAAAGTCTTCTGAACTTTTCTGGTTATCGATCCTGCTGCAAAGTCACCGTACTTCTCGGTGGCTGCCATGGAGGTAGGCCCCCTGTCACCGATGTAGTACACATCCCCTAACAAAGCTTTGGCAGTACCTGCGATACCGCCAGCACTGCCTCCGAAAGACTCTGCCTTGTACAGGTAGTCGGCATCGTCATAGAAATCGACTACCTTTACCACCTTGATAGAGTTTTCCATGAAGACAACCAGAACATTACCGGGAGCTACAATCAGATCAGTAATCTCATCCCCTGTCGGAATTGACCCAGCACCTTCTATCGCAGTCCATGTGCCGGGATCACCAACCTTCGAGTAGAACAGATGCCCTCCCGGAAAAGCCAGCCAGAGTCGGTTGTCGAACTCTGCTAGGGTTGTTGGAAAAACCGGAGAGGGTGAGTGAGCTGAATTTGAAGGGAGTTCAACAGCATCGATTGCCCGTACTGTAGTGCCGTCATAAGATATCGGCCTTGATACCCCATCAACCATAAAGAAGCATCGAGTGTTTGCCATTGCTGGCGGATAAGTGCTGGTAGTAGGGTAAGAGGAGAAGGAAGAGTTAACCCACCTACAAGTCCCCCCGGCATAGACAGTTGTAGCCGGGAGGGTTAAGGCTGACCAACCTGAGTCAGTAGCTTTATAGATTTTCCCTAAGGCCCCACCTGAGTCATCCCTCTTCGCATAGACATCCCCTTCATACATGTGGATGCCACGAATAGCGTTAATACCAGTAGGTGCAGTGATAGCAGATCTTCGAGCTTCTCTAGCTGTATCATCACTGGAGCTCCCAGCTACGCTAGAAGCAAGAGCAGTACCATCGAAGACCTCATACCCGGCAATAGACTTATACCCCTTATCCCCACCATCAACTTCCATGTAGTTGAGGCAAACAATAAGCCCCCCGGCCTTAAGCTCCAAAGGGGTTACAGACTCATCAAGGCCACCTGTAAGAGCTACCGCTCCACTGGATATGTTCTGCTCACTTACCGCTACTGGTCGCATGGCATCACGCTACTGGGTTGAGTCTTACAGACTTTCCGGGAACTTGATCCCTGTAAAGCTGCCCAAACAAAACTGCTGCCTGACCAGCGTATCTCTGATAGATCGAAGTATTGCTATAGTGATTCGCCACACGTTCCAATCCCATGTAGGCAAGCAGCTGATGGAATCTGCTTGGCAAGTAGGGGACCATAGCATTTCCTTGAAGAGCCAGAGGCTCTAAGAAGTAATCCGCAGCTACTGTGTAGATTTTATCCGGAGTAGGATGGAATAAGAGGTTATCGCTAGGGTCTGCTGTAATGTACCGGGGCCTTTTATTGACACTACCGGGGTTGAGAAAGGCTGTTTTGAACCACTCATAGTTCACATACTGAACCATATACTTAATGCTGTCATCTGGATCAGTTATGAAGTATGAACTGTATGGGTCAAGCTTCTGCCACCTCCCGAAGTAATCATACGGATCATCCGTAGCAGACTGCGTTCCAAAGATAGTACTGGTAGAGTAGCTTCTAGTGCCTACATTGGTAGAGAAGGCTGCTGCCTTTTTCATAAACTCAAAATCTTTGCGGTCATTCTGCAAGTCGAGGAACCCATCAATCACCGCTTGCGTAATAACAGCATGAGCCCCCACCGGATTTGACACGCTTTGAAAAGACCCTTGCGTGCCAGCCATTATATCTACTTTCTGGCAAATCTGAAGAAAATTCATAGCAGTTTACCTCTACTCTATATCTATGGGCTGGCCTATTTTTAGATCCTTAGCAGCTTTAAGCAAATCTGCTTGCTGCCCTGCCTTAGCTTTAATCTCTGCCGCTTTCTTGTTTTTTGCTCTGGTTATCGCAGCTTTTTGAGCTGGGGTGAGCTTTTTAGCAGCTTTCTTCGGCAAGGGTTTGCTTACCTCACTAACAGGTTTGCTTACAGCACCTGCTTCTGCATCTGCATAAAACTGCTCTACTTCGTTGTTGGGTGCTGCAGCAACACCAGCTGTAGAAGCCATGTGCTGCGCCATAGTCACCCCCTCAGGCTTGACTATCCTTACAACTCTGAGATCGAGATCCTTCTGCTGATCATTAAAAGCCTCTCGGCTCATGTACATTCGCTTTCTGTTTCCGGTATGGTGGTTAACCCCAACATCCTCGTGCATCACCTCTACCAGCAAAGTCTCTTCTAATTGATCTATACCGGGCATATCTGCCTCCTCGTTTTGTAAGAAGGCGCAATCCCGAGCGAGATTGCGCCTTCTTTTTTTAGCTAAGCTAGGCTACGCTATGATACATCATACTCGCAGTAAAGAACTGCAAGAGCGGTTGGTTGCGTGATTAAACGACCCCATACAAACAGGGATCTCCAATACTGACCGAAGCTATCTGGAATCGGCAGAGCATCAGACTTATCTATCTGAGCTGCAAAAGTACAAGCCTCAGGGGTTCCGCAAGGTACGTAGTATGCAGCCCGAGAGGTGGTACCGTCAGTTACAGAGTAGACATTGTTGTTACGGTAAACTCTCAAGCCATCAAGAGTACCAATAAGTCCGGTACGAATAACACCAGTGGAGTCACCCGTTACATCCGAACGCTTAAGATCGCCATCTTTCAACAGTTGGCAATACCATGCCGGAAGAACTACCCAGCGATTCTCCTCTGGTACATTCTGCTCATCCAACACCTGACGCAGCTGAAGTAGGTAGGTCATAGCATTTCCTTTGTTGATTGCCTCAGGAGCACCAGCAGCACCAAGGTCTACATTACCAGAGATAGCACCAGCAGTAGCACCAGCATTATCTGAATGCGCTCCGGTAGCCAGATAGGTGAGAACCTCAATATCTACCTTAATAGCAATCTCACGCTTGGTATTCTTGGCGAACATGTTAATGAGGTCGATGTCAGACTGAGCCCTATCAACGTCATCTACTTTAAATGCGGTGTACTTCGCCTTGTTAATCTCCAAGGCCACTGCATCTTCCTTCGGAGCCTCGTAGGTAAGAGTTGCGCCTACGGTGTAATCACGAACAGTTATACTCGGATCTTTACGAACATAAACGGTATCGCCAAACTTCTTGACTTCACCTTCGTAATCCCGATTACAAATATCTTGAAAGACAGTTTCCGCCAGAAATCGGCGCAGAACTTTCTTAGAGTAGAGAGCAGGGATGTAACGACCAAGAGCCTGCGATCCGTAATAGTCAGTGGTTCCAGAGGAACCTGTGTAATAATTACTAGTTATACCTACACGAGCCATAATATACCTTCCTTATGTTTGTTTACCGGACCCTCCCATCTTGAAGGGCCTGATCTATTTCACGATCAAGCTGATCTCGCAGAGCCTCCCTGCCGTCATAAACACCAGCAATATCATCGTCATAAAACTTATTAACAAAGTCCATAGAGAAAATTCTCTCTCCCGGCTGTTGCTGCTGCTGCTGCAGAGTTGCAGGGTTAGAACCTCCCCCTCCTTCCCCTGACGGTGTGATGTTCTGGTTGAGCAGCTGTTGAGGAGCTTCCTGCATCTGCTTATATTCAACAAAGAATTGAGCGACACGTTCAATATCTCCTGCGCTTTCAGCTTTGTGGAGATGAGTCATACGGGATACGCCGGAGTAAGGGCTGGGGTTGTTGAGCCAATCAATAAAACCCTTGTCCCTGTTAGTTGTCTGGAAGTCAGGTACCAGCTCAAGCAGTCTTCGCTCGAAAGTGCTGGAGGCTTCCGTTCTGTTACTCTCCGCTTGAGATTTTAATCTCGAACGTTCCGATTTCTTCATCACCAGCAGCTCCTTCCTCAATGGATTGGTAGCTGCTTCGACAGCAGTATTCACTGCTTTCTCAAAAGAACTGATGGTTGTCTCTCCAAGGACATCTCTATCCTCTTCTGAAAACATCGAAGCCATATTGACCCCGGTGCCTACCTTTTGCTCCGCATCCTGCAAAGCTATTGCCAACTTATCATTCAACTCTTTTGTCTGGAGCAGCTCTTCCTGCAACTGCGCCAACTGCTGCCTTGTTTCGAACTTGAAATGGTCGTTTGCCTGCCTCAGCCTAGTATAGCGGTTTTCTAATTCGAGGTAGTCGGTCTTCCACGAACGTCTTCCGCTTTGCTGCTGCTGCTCAACCGTTCCCTGCTCTGGCTGTTGATCGTTAGCTTCCAAAGGTACCTCAGGGGGCGGAGCCTGTTCTTGACTTTGCTCCTGCGGTTTCTTCTCAGCTTCGATAAACTCGTCAACACTGGTAATTATTCCTTCCTGAACTGGAGGCTGCAAGGGCTGATCTCCCTGCTGCTGTTGCAGAGACTGATCCCCCTGCTGAAACTCTTGCTCCGGATCAACTTCAGGCTGCTGACTTTCACCACCTTTCATTGCTGCTTCCATCTCAGCAATTTCAGCATCAAGTCCATCTACTTGGTTTACATGTCCTACTTGTTGTTCATCTGCCATGGTACTCTCCATTAGTTTTGTGGGTTCCCGAGGTAATTAATTCCCTGCTCAGCAGGGATTCAATCAGGGGTCGGAAAGGCAATACTAAAGTAGAATTTTAATCAGATCATCAAGGCAGTTTACCACTCCTTGAAAATATCTAAAATCTTCTTCGAGCCTAACAGCCTTTAGTTTAGCCGTATAACGCATCGATTCCGCCTCAAGTATTTCTTTCATTACTCGGAGATCGTTGTGAGCAATCGCTTGACTGAACCTCGGATCTCGCTTAAATAGCACTATATACCCTCTCCTCGTTGTAGTTTAAGGGCAACCTCAGTATTGAATCGGCTGTCTTTGCCTTCTTCCTGAAACTGCACCTTACGTAAATCAGACATATCCTTGGCAGCTTTACCTTCACGTTCCGCCTCAAGCTTTGCCATGGCTAACTGGGTCTGTACTCCTTTATCCTGCTGCTTGCTCTGGAGTTCTATCATCTTAAACTGCTGAGTCTGCTGATGCATTCTCTCCTGACCCCCAATCTGTTCCTTGGTTGCCTGCAAGCCTACCATTATCTTCTTATCTTCAAGCTGTTGCTGTACCTGCTGGTTCTGCTCTGCTGCTGCCTGTTGCTTATCCTGCTGCGCTTTAAGCTCTAGCCTTGAAGGGATAACGTTTTCGCTCATGTTGAGATCCTCGGCAATCGAACGGAGAAGCTCTGCCCTACCGCTGAGGCCCATGATCTGCTGATCTACCGGATTAGTGGTAAGCTGCAGAAACTCATTCCTTCTCATCTGCTCGGCACCCTTCATAGTCAGGGCAGAGGAGCCGTGAGCTATTACCTTTGGATCTCCAGAGTAGGTAGAATACGGATCAGTTACTATGTTCCAGTAGAATTGGTACTCGACTCTCGGGATAACTGCTCCTTTATCAATGTTTCTAATGCAGTCCTTGATTGTTTTTGAAGCTGATTCAAGGAGCATAGATAGGCCGTGAGCAGTCTGCGCTGCTCCTCCGACTCTTTCGTTGCCATAAGCATATCGAGGTATTCCAGTTGCATCGTCAGCCCGTATTTCAAATTCTTTATAAACAGCCAGAAGCTCAGCTGCGTTAGATGTAGGTTGCGTAAATTGTACAGCCCTACCACTGCCACCTGTAGGATCGGAAGTCAATTGCCAGATCTTAAAAGGATATATAGAGGTGATATCTGCGTTGTCTGCCATCCTATCAGTGTATACTTCTATCTGCGGTCCTGAAGCTAAGCCCATGTTGTTAGTCAAGGCTCTTGCTGCAGCATTGCAAATTCTCTGAATATCGGTCATCCGCAGTGGTAGGGAGATACCCCAGAAGGAACCCGGTCTGGTTTGGTATGATGCTTTGTAATAAGGCCTCCTTCGCAGAGGATCTCTATTAACAATACATTTAATTACGTGGCTGCTTGCCAGAATAGACTCTACTTCAAGCTCGTCAGTATCGTGGGCTGCCAGTACTTCAGGGTCTGTCATACCCCACATTCTTAATTCTTTTGCCGGGATAGAGCCGTGGAAATGAATGCCATGGAGAATGCCCTTGCTGGCAGCATATTGATCCCCCCGTTTCTCTCCTTCGGCTTTATCACTCTCGATTCCTGTATCCATCCACGAGGTACCTGAATGCTCTGATTCCTCAAGCACTTTGATAATCGCTTCATCCTTGTACCCCGGAAGACCTTTTAATCCTGCAAGTTCTCTTCTGGTAAATCGGATGTGCTCAATAATGTTGGTGCCGTCATCAATGCTGGTAGCATTCGGAGAGGGGTACATATCAAAAGGAGAGATACGCTTATTCTTATAGACGAACTCCTGAGAGGGAGAGGGCTGTCCGTTGATATAGGTAAGTGTATCATCCTTGGCGATGATAGGGCCTTTTATAAAGGCAGTGGGAAAAACAACAAAGTCATCGATGAAGTCAGATAAGGCCATGTCCCACTTACCTTCGGCAAGCTGGTCATAGATCCTGTTCTCCATCTTCTTCATCTCATGCAGGGAGATCTTGTTAATTTCAGATAAGATCATATCCTCTACATCACGCTTGGCTTGGTTAAACTCTTTGATAGTCTGAGCTGCATCTGTAGTCTTCTGAGCCGGAGCCCCCTGCTGTTGCTGAGGTTGGAACTCCGTAGCATTGCTTACCCGCCCCTGCGGTGGTTGCGGTGCTGGTGCGGTGTCAGGAGAGTTGTTACTGGAAGTTGCAGGGGCAGGTAACTGGAAGGGCTGTATGTACTGCTTGAACTGATCCCTGATTGCCTGTTCTATCTGCCGTTTAGTCTCAGCAGGAAGATCTGTAACCGGGGTAGGCTCGATTGACCACGCCTTCTCCTTGGCAGGGATTTGGATGTCCCTGATCCAGCTGGCTGCAGCCCGGCACTTAACTCCGGTAATGTTTATAAAAATCTCAG